GCAGCCCAGTCTCGGTGAGGACAAGCTTTGGAAGGTAAAGGCACTTCAAAACGCTATGAAATTGCAACGTCGTTAATTTATTTAAGCTTTCATTTAAAAATGATTGCAATATATATTTTGAAGGCGTAAACTTATCGCAGCACAAACTTGCTGCACTCGTAATAGTCGCTTCATTGCGACACCGATAGCAGTAATTCGCGAGGCGCCCATCTTTCGATGGATTCGCTCGCGGTAAAATTGTGTAGCTCACCATGCAGATTGTCGTGGGAGTGAAAATGAAGCCACCCTTGAGGTGGCTTTTTCGATTTCAGCGCGTGAGCAGCTGGCGGCAGAGGTCGCCCTCCGACCGCCGGATTCATGCAGCGCGACGATTGCCGCCTGCAACGCACGGCTATGCCGCAACTACCTCAAGTTCTCGCCCCAGTGCGTGCATCGCCTCTTCGATAGCGTCGATCTTGGTTGTATGCGCCAGGTCGAGCAGTCGCGTTACCTCTTGGGGCTTCACGCCCAGGCGCCGGGCCAGCTCGGCCGGGCGCATATCCTGCGCGGCCATTTCATTCAGCAGCAGCACCTTAGCGCTAACGCTGGCCGGCAGGCCAATAAGGCGCTCGCCTGGCAGCGCTGCTGATGGCACAGGAACGGCGCGGCGGTCCTCAAAGTAAAAATCCATCGCAGTGGCAAGGGCAGAGCGGGCTTCGGCCAGCGCTTCGGCTTCGTCATCGCCCTGGGCGATCGCTTCGGGGATATCGCGGAACGTGATTACAAAGCCGCCTTCAGGCGCGGGGGTAAAAGTTGCAGGGTATTTCATATAGCTCCTTTTCATAGGGAGAGGTGGCGCGGTGCTGGAAAGCCCCTTTCGGGGCATTTCCTCATTTCAGATTTAGTTGTTTTTTGACACCTTCGACAAGTCCTGTTTTCAGTTCCTTGCTTGGGTGCCTCGGTAAGATGGTCTGTTTGCCGTTCAGATAAACCTTCAAGTGATTTGTGCCTTCCTTGAAAGTCGCCCCTTGTAGCTTGAGCCATCGAACAAACTCACTCTGCTTCACCACACCTCCGTTGTTTGTTTCGATGGATAGAGTATAAGCAAAATTGCTTATACTTGCAAGTAATATCAACAAAAATGCTTATATTTTTGTGAGGTGGCCGGATGCGCGCGTGATCATGCCGCCGCAGGCCTGAAAAGGAGGTGCACCATGAAGTAGCGAAGAATTCATCCCCAGCGCCATGCGGCGCAAATGTGAAGGCGACTTACCGCGCATTTAGCCATCGGCGCAGCGGGTAGTTTGGCACTGGCGAGGCCTTAGCGCATCAATCAGCCTACAACCACGAGCAGGATACGCATCACCCAGCCGACGCGCGTTGTAACTGCGGCTATTCGGCGCCGGACGCTGTAACCGGCAACCAGATTTCGCGGGCGTAGCTCAATGGCAGAGCGGAAGCCTTCCAAGCTTTCCACGCGGGTTCGATTCCCGTCGCCCGCTCCAGTTCTCCTTGCCCGGCACGCCGGGTTTCGCCGCCGGCCGCATCACTGCGCTGGCGGCTTTTCTATTTGAGGTACGCAAATCATGAACGTCATTACCCCGGCAACCTTGGTGAATCCAGGAGCGTTCGAGTACCAAGCACCCGGCAAGATCGTGCGCGTCTTCGACACCAACGGCTCCGGGGCGCTTCTGCCTATCGGGTATAAGCAGCACGCAGATGATGACAAGTTCACATTGCAATTCCAGCCATTCGGCAAGGTCTATGCGGAAGTGGCGCGCTAAATGTTTGATTTCGACTTCCGCCGGATGATCATCACCATAGCCCTGGTGGGCGCCGTGATCGGCGGCGCCATCGTCTCGCTCGTGCTGCTGGCCTGGCCCTGGTTGTGGGCGATGGCCAAGCCGGCGCTGCACACGTTCACTGCATAAGGAGATCCCATGCGCATCACAGTAGGCGACCCGGACGCAAACCGGGCAACGGTATTTTTCAACGGCGCCCCGATCAGCATGTGCACGATGGCCGATGAAGAGCTCGGCGAGGTCATCATCTACGCGACGGATCGCGCCGGGCACATTCTCATCAGCGAGGCGACCGGCGATGCGCTGGCTGAGACCGCGCACGGAAGCGTTTCGGTATTCGTCCCCCAGTGCCACGCCGATGACGGCTTTGACGCCTGGATGCGCGAGCGCACCGAGGCCGCGCACCAAGCCATGATGAAGCACGCCCGGCGCGGCGGGAAGGCATACGAGCACCCATGATCGAGACCCTGCAATCACTCTATGCATCCGCCAAGGGGCGCGGCCGCCGAATCTATTTGCGGGCCATGACAGAGCATGTGGTGCGCGACGACCGTCTCGGTTGCCCGGCGCAGCTTGCGCGGCAGTATGTCGCGGGGAGCTTCGCCGCCAATCAGCAAACATTTGGCGCCACTGCACCCCAACGGCGTGATTCGCAATAACCGGCTCGACCTAACAATTGCGACCTGCCAGCGCGCTCCAGTGGCAGAGCTTGAAGAAACGGGCGCAGCTCACCGACGTAGCAATGATCCAGAGGACTCCAGCCGCGATGCACCGCGGCGCCTGCTGGGGGCGGGCGGTGACATTTCGAAAGCCAATATGCAGAAAATCCAACACACATCGAACAACGGCGTGCTCGGCGCACCTGTAGGCTGGAACCTGGCCGAACTGCCGTGCAACGCGCTGCCGATCACGCGCACGCACGTAGGCGACCTGCCTGCCGTGCTGTCGCGCTGAACGCCGGCGGCGCCGTGCGGCTGTGGGTGGTGGGCGCAACGATGCCGCCCGTGATGCTCGACGTCGAAGGCACGAGCTAAGTCCACACGCATCACTGGACGAGCAGCCGGAGCCATTCAATGAGTGGCTGTGAACTGTATGCGATCGCAACCATGCTGGCGTCGATGTACAGCCTGCAACGGAATTTAATGTGGATATGAACAGTTGTCATTAGCGATTTCCTTGTAGGTGAGTGTGGTTGCGGGACAGAGCGGCCACCAAATAATTAATGTGGCCGCATCTTGTTCAGGTCATAGCCGATCAGCTTCTGTCCGTCTCTAGTGTGGGTTAGCCGCGCCAAGCCATGAAAAAGAATCGTTTTGCCAATCCTGGAGCTCGTCCAATTCCGCCCGAATGCTTTGCGGACCCGCTGAACCACCGTTATCTGCCCGCACCGGAGGTACTCAAGTGGGCGCGCGCCGAGATCCTCACCGATGGCGGCCAGCTCTACAACGAAGACCACACCCACATGGAATATGCCGATGTGCAGTTCCTGTGGGCTCCCGGCAGTTTCCAGAAGCAAGGTCGCACCGTGCTGGGCCAGTGCGAGGAAGTGACTTTCCGCTGTGGACCGTGGCAGAAGGGCCGCCAGCAACAGCAGATGGCTGACTGGTTCGGCGCGGTGCCCGACTACCTGATCACCTTGGACGCCGCCTACTGCCTGACTTGCAGCGACGCAGAGTTTTGCGCGCTGCTCGATCACGAGCTTTATCACATCGCCCAAGAGCACGACGAGTTCGGCGCGCCGGCATTCAACAAGTACGGACTGCCGAAGCTGTGCATGCGCGCACATGACGTCGAAGAGTTCATCGGCGTGGTCCGGCGTTACGGCGCAAGCGAGGACGTACAGCGCATCATCGACGCAGCAAAGACAGCGCCAGAAGTGGCGAAAATCAACATAGCGAGGGCGTGCGGAACGTGTCTGCTGAAGGCCGCGTAGGCTTTACGTTGCTTTACAGGAAACTAAAACATGGCCGCACTCAAGGACGAGGTGAAGCTGTACATCGTCAACGCGCTGGCCTGTTTCGACTCGCCGACGCAGGTTTCGATAGCAGTAAAGGAAGAATTCGGCCTCGATGTGCCGCGCCAGCAGGTGTCGCTGTATGACCCGAACACTTACGTCGGCCGTAACCTGAGCCAGAAATGGCGGACGATCTTTGAAGAGACGCGGGCCAAGTTCCGCGCCACGGCTGAGGAAATCCCGATTGCCAGTAAGGCATTTCGATTGCGTGGCCTGGGCCGCCTGGCGCAGAAGGCCGAGAACATGCGCAACTTGCCATTGGTGGCCAGCCTCTATGAGCAGGCCGCCAAGGAAGTGGGCGACATCTACGTGAACAAGGGCAAGGCCGAGCAGGCCGACCAGGCACCCACACCTGTCGCCATCACCTTCGGCGTGAAAGACGCCAAGCGCCATGACGACAATCCAGTTTGACCTGAACGTCCCGCAATCGAGCTTCCTGCAGCTGCCGCACAAGTTCAAGGCCTACGTGGCCGGGTTCGGCTCCGGCAAGACGTTTGTGGGCTGCGCTGGCATCTGTGCTCACTTCTGGCAGTGGCCGGGCATCAACCAGGGCTACTTCGCGCCAACCTATCCGCAGATCCGCGACATCTTTTATCCGACGATGGAGGAGGTGGCCTACGCGATGGGCCTGCGCAT